CAGTAGCTTCAACCTCTGCTGGTTGCTCTGCTTCTGCTTTAAATATTCTCCAAGCTTGTAAGCTTGTAAAGTATTTTCCATTCCATTCATTTGTACTAACATTGAAATCAACTTTAACCTCTTGACCTACTTTATTGTACTTTTCAAACTGCTCTACTTTTTCAGTTCCAAATACTTCAAAGCAATATAAGTTATTATAAGCTTCGCTTGTTTCTAATATGAACGATAATTTTGTCCATTCTTTTTCAGCTTTAGATACTCCAGATTGTTTCTCTAATACTTTTGTAATTTTTCCAGTTACTTCCATTTTTATTTAATTTTTAATTTAACTTCTTTTTCAATTTTAACTTGGTTGATTATTTCATTAATATACTTGCTGAATGAACAACCGTATTTTTCAGCATCTTTACAAGCTATTTTATATGTCTTATCGTCCATATATAAAGCTCTTTGTTTTTCGTCTTTTCTCATAATGTTTATTAATTATATGTTATTCTTAATTGTTTAAATTTTTCGTTAAAGTTTTTATCTACTTCTATCCAGTTAGCTACATTTTTACAGTGATGTAAAACAGTAGCGTGATTTAATTTTAAATATTCTCCAGTAGCTGTTGAACTTAAACCTTGTTTCTTATGTAGTATATAACATAAAACTGCTTTAGCTTCAATTATATGTCTTAATCTGCTTCTGCTTCTTAATTGTATAGGTGTTAATTCAAACACCTTACAAACTGAATTAAAAGCTTGTTCTTTGCTTACTACAAATGGTATCCCTACGTAACTTATATAATTCATCTTTTATTATTTAAATCAAATTCATAATCTATTAAAGCTTTTTTTGCTTTAGATTGGTTTCTTATTAATTGCTTATGTGTTTCGTCTAACTCAAAAGCTTTGTTTTTCTTTCTTACATCTCCTACAACCATTCGCTCTCTTAATTCGTGTTCTATGCCGTTATAAGTTTCTTTTGTCATAATAGCATTTAACCATTCTTCATCTTCTCTTAGTTGTTGAAAAAACTCTTTATTTGATAGCATAGTTATTTTTTATAAGTTTTTAATTCGTTTCTTAGGTTTAAGTTAGATTCTTTAAGACTTTGAATATATTGTTGTTGTAACATCTCCATTGATTGAAGATGTTTAACTGTTTTTTCTAAAGCTTCTATTCTTTCTTGTTTAATATCTGCTAAAGTTCTTTCTGTTTTCATAGTTATTTAGTTGTTTCGATTTTTAATATTTTTTCATTAGAAGTTGATATTTTATACTTCTGCTTTACTTGCTCAATAGTATAACCGTTTGCAATAGCTTGTACTACTTTTTCCCATTGTTCAGTCTTTGGCTTAAGCTCTGGCATATCTTGCTTTACTTTATCGTCTTTATGGTCGTTTGTTGCATCAGCATCTTTAGTGTCATCAATTAAGAACAAACCATTTAAAGCATATTTACGAGCATAAGAAGAAGATGAACCAAAAGACTGAGCAACATCCATTCCTTTTCTATTTATATCTATACCAGCTTGACTTGTTACTGTTACGCTTTGCTCTTTATCTGTTAAAGTAGCTTTAGCTTCAATGAATTGTAAAGTACCAACTTCTTTAACTTCATCTGAAATAGTTAACACACAATCATACTTTTTTAATAATGGTTTAACTGCTTCTAATATATCTTCACAACTTCTGTAATTGTACTTACCAAAATTATTTCTTTGGTTCTTAGGAGCTTTTAATTCGCTTTGAATTTTTAATAAATTTTTCATTGTTTCTATTGTTTTAAGTTATTAATTAAAGGGAGCTTTTAAACTCCCTTTTTTATTTATCTATGGTAAGCGTTATACATTGAAATTTCTCTGGCTGTTTCAAAATCATAAAGTTCAGTTGATAAAATATACCAAGCTTTAAACATTATAGCCTCAACTCCTTCATCATTATACTTTCTTACTTTTACTCTTTGAGTTCCAAATGTTGATTTGATTGTAATTGTTTTTTCTGTTCTACTTAATACTTCTATTGTTAAGTCGTTACCGTATTTTTTTGTTGCTTCAAATTTCATAATCTTTAGTTTTAGTTTGTTAATGTTCAACAAATATACAATATTATTTTAATACAAAACAAATATTTTAATATTTTTTTTATATTTTTTTTATTTCATTGCCATAACTTACAAAGCATTCAATACCTTTTGCTTTAAGTTCATCAAGTCTAAACTCTTGAATCTTAGATAGTTTTCCTTTTAAAGTCTTACATTCTATAAATATTGTTTTATCTTCTTTTATAGCTATTAAATCTGGTATTCCATTCTTATTAGTCTTAATTAACTTAATAACATACCAGCCTTCTTTTTCTAATTTGTCGCTAATTTTCTTCTGATAATCTTGTTCTTTCATCTTTCTTAAAAGTATTTAAAGTATAATCTTTCTTGTTTAATACTGCTTTATATATTTGTTTTTCAATTCCACCTTTTGCAAATATCCAAAAAACATCATTTGTTAATCTATCCTTAGTTGTTAATCTATCTCTACTTTGCCAGTAACTAACAGCTGAAAAATCTATATTATAATAGATTAAACAATCTGCTTTGCTTAAATTTATTCCCTCTCTACCAGAAACTATCTGTAAAGCTATATGTTTATCAGTTGTATTAAATTCGTTTACATCTTGAGTTATATCTAACACTTCTTTTATTGCTTCTAATTCTGCTATAAATTTATAAAATATTGCTAACTTCTTACCTTTAAAATGTTTCTTTATAAATAAAGCTTTAGAATTATCAATTACCATTCTGTTTCCACTTTCAAATTTAATAGTCCCAGAACTTAATTGATGAACCTTTTGCATTAATTTAACTCCAGTATCTGCTAATATAACTTCGTTATTACCTTGTATAACTAAATCAGTTTTTAGCTGCTTAATAAGCTTGTAAGTGCTATCTTTTAAAGTTACTTCTAAAATAGTTTCATTTATAGTTGAGTTAAAACCAGCTTCTTTTTGGGTATAACTCATTTTAATAGGTTCTATAAAATGTTTTATTTTATTGTAATCAAGTTTAGAATAGTCTTTAGCTTGACCATAAGAAGTATAAATTATTGCTGGAGTACCTAAAGCTTTATGAAACTTGTAAAAGTTAGTATATTGTTTAAATGGAGTAAATGGACTTATCCAAAGTTGATGGTAAATTTGTGAATTTGATTCTGGTAATAGTGTTCCAGTCATTAATATTAAATCATTTGTAACTAACTTCTTTAAGTCTTTAGCTCTTTTACTTGGTTTAGGATAACTTGCTAAAGAATGACTTTCATCAACTATTACTAAATCAAAAGAATCTTTTACCTTATGTAAGCTTTCATAGTTTATTACAGTCATTTTAAAGCTATGTAAAGCAGTTTCATAATCTGATTCAATACTTTGTATTGCTTTCTTCTTAGTAACAAATAAAACGTTGTTATAATTCTTTGCAATTTCTAAAGCTATATGAGTTTTACCAGTTCTTACTTCATAATTTAGAATTAAAATCTTATGTTTTTGTAGTTTTAGCAATCCAATAATAGAAGCTTCTTTTTGGTATTTTCTTAATTTAAACATCTTTAAACTTTTTAAACTTTTTAAACCTAAGTTTAAAACGTGTAGCCTTAGTTAGACTAAGCGTACAGCGTTTTTTTAAACCTTTTAGTTTAAAAAGTATTTTTTTTTATTTTTTTACTTTTTTTTTCTGTAAATTATAGTTTTAAACCTAATTGGTTTAAAAACCGTTTAAACGTCAATGATACCAACGGTTACAGACTTTAAACTTGGTTTAAAAAGTTTAAACTTTTTTAATCAATTTATAAACCGTTTGAATGCTAACTCCAAGTAAATCAGCTATTTCGCTTTTTTTAATGTCTGGGTTAAGTTTTAGAATACTCTTTACTTTTTCAGCATTATTTTTATGTTTATTATCAGAAATTAAACTTTTCATCTGATTAACCTCAATCGAGTTTACTTTAATTTTCTTTGCCATAGCAATAAAATAATGGCTCAATTTTTCAGCTTTTAAAACATCTTCTTTAGTTATCTCTAATAAGTTATCATTACCATTAAAAAAGCCGTTTAAAACGCTTAATAATAAGCTAAAACGTGGTATATAAGTTTTTTGTTTAGGTAACATTGACTTCATATATTCATTTTCATCATCTGAATTTTGAGTATTTGAAATGTTATTGAATATTCTTTTCCATTCTTCTTTGGCTTCTTGATTAAATCGAGCTGTTAAAGGTTCTATTTCATCTTCATTATATTGAAGTACTTTATTTTTAAAGTGTTCATACAAAGCTAATATATTATCATTGTAGGCATCTAAAAGCTCTTGGCTCATTTCTTCTTCATTGTATAACTCAACTTGCAAATCTGGATAAGTTAAAAGCATTCTGTCAACAAAACCATTATCCTTGTTTTCTTCTGTGTAAAAGCTATGCAATATGTTCGGTTGAATACCCCCTAAGACTGGTATTAATGGCTTATCTACAAACGAACTTTTAGCAGTCTTTCTATTAAGCTTTACACTTTTACCACTCCAAGTACTTAACCAAAATTGTAAGTCAGAACCTTCTCTATATTTGTTCATATCTTTAAACCACCCAGCTAATTCATCTTTGAAAACTCCAACAGCATTTTTACTTTCTTGGTGCAAATCTACTAAAGCTTCTATTGTTATATCGTCTGCTATAAATTGGCTTTTAATTGGCTTTTTAACCTCTACAGTTTTTTCTTTTTCTTTTTTGTCTAAGCTATTAAAAATATCAAACTTTTCAGATTGTTTAATATATTCTTGAATTTGCTTATTATTTATTTTGTTTAAAGGAAAAATAACATTGTTAATAGATGGTGTTTTACCTAAACCAGCTTTTCCAACAACAGCCAGCCAAATAGTAGAAATTTCGTTCCAACCTTTTTTAACTTCTATTTCAACAGAATTACCAACAATAACAGAAGTTAACCAAAGCATTGAACAGCCCATATAATCAATTGAACTATCTAAAGTTTTGTTGCATTCGATTAAATAATGTTGAATAAACTCTGGAAAAACATCAATAGGAAAATCTAAATCATTTTTCTTTATTTCTGGTAAATCTTCAATTTCTATTACCTTCATTATTCTTGAGCCGTAACCCTTATTGTAAAGGTCTTTAGCTGCTTCTGAAAAGTCGCCTAAATGAAACTTGTAAGCATAAGCTGCAAATGGTGTTATTAGTTGCTCGTTTGGATAGTTCGTTCCAGTGCTAAATAAATACATACAACCAGAATCTCGATAGATATAACCAGAATGAACAGAAGTAGCACCAAAACGCTTAATAATATACTTATCGTTTAATTGTCTTACTACTTTAAATTCATCTTGAACAATATCGAAAATATTTGTTTTTTGATTATAGTCATCCCAGCAAGTTAATTCTGTTTCAATATATTCTTTTTTTACTTTTTTAGGTTGCTCAATTTCTTGTTCAATAAAATTAAAAGACTTTGAAACCTCCCACAATATAGCTCTATCTTCTAAGCTTATTTCTTTAATTTCGTGGTAAGCAAGTTCTGAAATTTGATTATGATACATTACAACCATTCCACCAACTCCTCTGCTTTCAATTACGCATTCTTTTTGTCCTTTTAACTTAGCTATCTTTGAATTACCAGCTACTTCTTTACACTTGTAAAGTATATGATAACCTCGATTAACTGTTTTATAGATAACAAATTTTAAATCAAAGTCATCAATATTATCTTTTAAGAAATTAGTGTATTCCTTCCAAAAGTCTTGTTGTTCTTTTAAAGAACTAAATACTTTTAAATCAACATCAATAACTTCTAAGTTGTTAAAACCAGTTACTAAGCCATACAAAGGGCTTTTAAGGGCTTCAACTTCTTCTGGTGTTCTGTTTTCCTTTTGGTATTTTTTCCAAGCTCCAGAAGGTCGTTTATCTTCTGAAACTGGAATTATTGAAAAACCAGCATCAGCTAATTTTATAGCATAATTAGTCAATGTATTTTTTAATTTTGTCATAGTTTACGTTTACTTTAGTTTTGTTATTAGATAGGTTTTTAATATCGCAGTACCATATTTGCTTTGTAGTTTCTTCACATTCGTATTCAAAAAAACGTGTCCCAGTAAGTTTAAACTTCACTTTGTTAACCTCAAATATTAGCATACAATATTAAGTTTAGTTTTTGAAAATAAAAAATCATAATCAATTTTTTTGTTATCTAAATAACGTTCTACTTCTAAAGTAAATTCTTCATAAATTTCTTCAACTAAAAGCTCTGGAGTAAATATAAATTCTATTTCAAAGCTACTATCTGAATGAAAGAAAAGCTTTTGATTGCAGTATTCAAATACTCCAAATTTTGAAGTATAGAATTTACTAATGTCTGTTAAAATCTTTGTTGCTAAATAATGTTTTTTCATAGTTTCTAAGTTGTTAATTATTTCATTGTTATCATTTAATTCGTCTATTGTTCCAAATATATTAAACTGTTTCATTTTAATCTATTAAATAATCTTCTTACAAAATATCCTCTAATTATTGAAGCTGTAAAGAAAATAAATGTTATTAAAATATTTTGTCCGATGCTAACTTCAATATTTAATAAAGGATAAATTATTATTTGAATTATAAAAGAAGTTATTAAACCAATTATGGTATTTGAAATTGCTTCGATTAAACTATATTTTTTGCTTTGTATCATAATTAAAAAATTGTTAATTGTTGTTGATGTTGTTTAAGTCTTTTTATTGCTGCTTCAAAATAATCCTTTTCTAATTCACAAGCTGTTAACTCAAATTTTCTGTTATGACAAGCTATTGCAATCGAGCCACTTCCCAAATGTGTATCGAGTATTTTATCTCCATCTTTAGCGTAATTATCCAAAAGCCATTCATAAAGTTGTATTGGTTTTTGTGTTGGGTGTATAGTTCCACCCTCTTTAATTAATATAGCTCTATTCTTTTTGTAAATACGTGTAGCACAATCAAAACTACTATAAGCTAATTCACAATCACTCATAGTTAAACCGTGTTGTGCCTTATCCCAAATAATCCATCCTTTATGCCCTTCTGTTAAATGCTCAACAAAGTAATTAGCCCCCCAAATTATTTGGTTTTTACTTACCCTAAACAACTCTTTAAAATATTCAGCTGGAGGAATGTTATTATCCCATCCTTTGTCTTCGTGGTATTTTCTATCTGATTTTTTTCCTTTCTTATTTTCCTTTTGACCACTTATACCTATCCCATAAGGCGGGTCAACTATTGCTAAATCAAAATAGTTGTCTGGATAACGAGCCATTAAAGCCATATTATCTTCATTAGTAATAGTTATCTTATCGGTTATCTCCATAGTCTTAATTTTTAAGTTCAAAGCAAATTAAAGACTTATTTTTATATTAAAAAAATATTATAGCAAAAAAAAGCCAATTAATTTAATAACTGGCTGTAAATTAAGAAGATAAATTTTAATTTAAGTTAATATTAAAGTTGTCAATTTCTACTTCAATATACTTACAATCTGGATATTCTTCTAAAAGTGTTTCTTCATCAAAGAAACAAGGACAAACATATCCTTCAGAATCTTCTTGAACGTCTATTACTATAAATATTGATACGTGAATCATTTTTTAGTCATTATTTTATAGTGTATATAGTAACCGAATAAATCCTCCATAGAATCCTCTGTTTTATCGTCAAACCCCTTAGATATTATTCTATTAAATTTATCACTCATACGAGCTTTTAACCCCTCTAAAGGGTCTTGACCAAATATATTTTTTTTATGTAGAGAATTATTATAATCTTCGTTTTTTTGAATTAATTTATTCTTAAACTTGTCAAGTTCTTTAGAAATAAGTTTGTTTACTTCTTCTTTTGAAAGTATTTCTTGTTTTCTTTCTTCTTTTGGTAGTTCGGTTATTTTTCCATCATTTACTTTATCCCAAAAATCATCTTGTTCTTTGGTGTTAGACCATTCAAAAGCATCGTCTAAATCATTTGTTCTTAAAAACCTATTATAATTCCAATCTTTATCAATTCTACTTTTTGCTAATTCTCTTAATTCTTTGTTTTTAATATCTCTAATTTTCATAATTAATAGTTTTTAGTTAATGCTCTTTGTAAAAAATCTTGATACGTTTTATTATTTACTTTGTATTGATGTTTTGAATCTTCACAATATAAAATTCTTTGTACTGTTCCTTGTTCTGTAAATATAGTTTTTAAAAGCTTTACATTTAATGAACCACTTACTGGGCAACCCCACTTAGGTAAACCACTTGAAACAGCTTTGTTAGTTACAGATGCGAAATAAGGTTTTAAAGTCAAATAAAGTTCTTCAGTTGTTACTATATCTCCTTTATTATACTCAACCATTTTAGCTAAATATTCTTCTTGTTCTTCTTTAGTTCCATATTCTATCTGTTCCCACATCCAAATTCCTTCGTGGCTCTGTTTTAAAGTTAAACCAAAATACTTAGCCATATATGCCATTGAGTAACTTGGTAATCTAAAGTAACGTTTAGCCATTCTGTAAATATCAAAGCTTTTTACAAATCTATCAACGTGTAATTTATGCTTTGCTGCTCTCGTATTAATAAGCTTGTTATCAAATGAATTATTATTCTGACCTATTACCATTGCAGCCTTATTATAATGTCTTAGAAATTCAGTTACCATTGCTTTATCGCAATGATTTTCATCCCAAGTTAAATGGTAAACTTCATCAGCTCCTAACCATTTCCAAGCAATAGAAATAATAGTTGTTTCGCTTCTTAATTGAGTATGATTAATGTATTGTTTACCAGTACTCCAAACATCGGCTTTAACTCTCGAAGTTTCAATATCGTAAACCATTATTTTTTCATCTTCAACATCTGTTTGGTTAAACGTTAAACCTAATTTCATAGCGTAACGTCTAATTGTCCTTTCAGAAACATCAAACAATTCAGATAGTTCTTTTTCTATTTCTTTTCTTGACCTATCAGAACTATATAAATCAATTAAATATTGTTTATTTTTCTTGCTTAATTTTTCCATAGTTTTAATCTTTTGTGTATTTATTATTTCAAAATAAAGTTTGTTGTGCTACGTGGTTTTTAATTCGCTTAATTGAAGCTTCAAAATAATCTTTGTCTAATTCACACGCGG